GGGAGGTGACACCCTCCGGCGGCCGTATCGCCATCGACTTCCTGAAGGCCCCTTACGCCAAGGTGGCGCTCGGACAGGACACCCTCATATATAACCTGGAGATACAGAACACGAGGGAGGGATCATGCGGGAAGGTCATGGTCTACCAGAGCGGCCTCCGGCAGATCGTGCTGAGCAACACGATGAGAGGCACCATAGACCTGCCGCTCAATAGCGATACGATAGCTATACTGAATTACAACCGTGTCGGGGAATATATCTATATCCACACGAGCACCATCATCGGGGACAAGACCTATCCCGGCCCGCAAAAGATCAAGGACTTCCATGTGGTCTACTCGGACAGCTCCTCCTGCACGGTGCAATGGACCGCCCCTTATGCGAATAACATCTACGACAGGGGAACCGAATACGACATGCGATACGCCAACGACCTCGTGGACGCCGACGACCCGAAAATGTGGGCGGGACTCCGCAAGGTCCCGGCCATCCCGACGCCCGAGAATCCCGGGACGCTGCAGAGAACGACGATATCGGGTCTCGTCCCTAACAGGGAGTATTACGTATACCTGAAAACCATCAAGGTGAATTTCGGGGTGGAATACATATCCGGGGCCTCGGATCCCGTGTACTTCCGCACGGTCGGCAGCGAGGACATGACGAGGGCCTACCGTATCAACCTGACGGAAAGGAACATCATCCCCCAGCTCAGGAATTATCTCACCGACACGGACGGGACCGTCTGCTCGGTAGGCAGGATGGTGGACGAGACCGAGAGGAACGTCTTCCTCGATGACGGGTACCCGGACATGACGAACAAGGGCTACTCGACCTTCTGGTACCAGTACAAGTACAGCCGGGACACCTCGCCTTTCGACATCGTCATAGACCTGTTCTCCGCCTACGTCATAGACAAGATGTTCGTATATACGTCATCCCGGAACAAATTCTCCGTCTACGGCATGAGGGACATGGGCTACGACTGGGAGCGTGTCGGCGAGATCAGGATCGAGTACAACGCTTGGGCGGCATTGGATTTCAGGTCCTGTCAATGCAGGTATATCAAGCTGTCTTGGGATCTCATGGATTTCGGATCGAACTCCAAGCTCCCCGTCATGGGCGAGGGGGCCGAGGGATTCCCGGAACCGGAGTACAACGGGACACTGGAGAGCGTGAGGAACCTGCTGCTTTACGGCCGTCCGGCCTCGACCCGGCCGGAGGGGATCATGTCCCCCCTGCGCCGCTCCACGACCCGCAAGACCGTGGACCAGTTCCTCTGCACGAACGGGCACGCCTACCAGCAAGGGCGCATCCATAGCATGTGCTCCGGCGAGAGGTCCCGCATGTACATCTCCCTCGGCCATTTCGCCGCCTTCGACCCCTCCGGCCAGCCGGTCCCTTACGCCCGGCTAGCCGACATGCGTTTCCGGGTAAGCCGGATACCCTGGGTGAGCGGGAACAACGGGACGGGGGAAAACCTTGTGGAGACCTTGACCAACACGTACAAGAGATATGGATTGAAGCCCTATATCTGCAGCACCGGCGTTTTTGACCACTGCCTTTACGACAGGTCCCTTACGATCCATAACCGTCCATGCGACGCCTATTGGTACCCGGGAGCGTGGAAGCCGGTGCCCAGGCGCGGTGTCGGTGGCCTTGACAGGTACCTCGGGGTGACGACGGACGCCAATTCCTACAAGACATACGCCAGGCTATGCCAGGCCTTGGCCGCGAAATACGGCAGCGCCAAGGTCGATGGCACGGGTCTCTTCTTCCCGGAGGACGAGTCCGCGGAGACGGGGCTTGACCTTATCAGCGGCATCGAGCCGGAGAACGAGCCGGACGCCAACTGGAACGGCTGGGTGGGCTACGAGCGCGCCGAGGAGTACGCCGCCGTCGTGTCCGCCTCGTCGGACGGCCACGCGGGGACGCTCAAGGACGAGGACGGCAGGGCCATCCCCGGCACGAGATACGGGGGCATCCTGCCCATAGCCGGCGGGACGGCGTCGGTGAACCGGGGATACCTGCAACCCGCCATCCTGCGATGGAAGGCCACACGTACGGATGCCTCGATCCCGGTGGCGGCGTTCTCCATGCACATGTACTTCAGCAATATCGGTAACCAGGGCGGCAGCGACGAGGCCGTGCAATACGGCATCACGTTCGAGGAGGCCATGAACAACGACACGGGGGGCGAGCTACCCAAGGTCTGCGCCTTCCGGGACCGTGTGGCCCCGGACAAGGAGGTATGGCTCACCGAGTTCGGATGGGGCGAGTCGGGAGCCCGGGAGACCGCCAGCAAGTACCAGTGCTACTCGCAGGCAGGCAGGCAGGTTGGGAACTGGACCGTCCCGGACCGGCACCGCTCGGATGTCAAGGGGGCCTGGATCATCCGGGCGTGCGTCCAGATGATGGCGATGGGTGTCGATATGGTCAATTATTACTCCACCGAGTGCGAGGGCAACTATTTCGGGGCCGGGAAGTATGACTCCGGGGCCGGGTTCGAGATGTTCCACTGGAACGATTGTACCGACGATACCCCGGGCGCCAGGGTGGAGGCCATCAAGGCCCATGAGTGCACGTATCCGAGGGGAGGTTTCGCCACGACGGGGCTGTTCGGCCAGCTGCTCGGGAACGGGGCCTACCCGATAACCCGCGCCTACTGGTGGATCGCCACGTTCCGCAACCGTTTGAAAGGTTACGTGTATACCGGGATGAGACATGTCGATACGGATAGCCGTATCGTGATCGCCTGTTTCAAGGAAAGGGACGGGGACAGGGGCGCGTACGTGGTTTACCTGAATGACAGCCAGAACACGGGCGTGGAGGGTGTCGGGATACCCGTTCCCGCCGGCGTGTCGTCGTACAGGCATGTCACCGTCCACGTCCCCGAGATCCCTAACCCGGAGGACGTGCCGAACACGCTGGGATGGGACAAGGAACGTACCGGATTGCCGACTTCCCGCAAGGAGAGATATGTCAACGGGGAATGGGTCGTTCAAAACAAGCCATACCACCAAGACCGCCACATGTCTTACACCAAGGTCCCCGCCTCCTATCCGGAGAATCCCGCCGAGGGTGACGAGATTACCATATTGCCCACGGAGGCGGAGAATCCTTATTTTCCGATAGTCGGGCCTGTACAGGCCAAGGCCAGCCCCCATAAGAACACCCTGTCGGCCCAGCAATACGAGCAGGACCGGGAGAACTGGGAGAGCGAGCCGCAATTGGACAATGACGGCAACGTGGTCTGGACCGTCAAGGGAAACCCGATGTACGCGTGGCGGCAGGTGGACGCCGTATGCGACTACATCGATTTCCATCCGGAGGGTATCCGGGGAAGGATGGGCGACGAGAGAACCGGGGAGGTCATCCGGGGCATGATCCGGACGAACGTGTCCGAGTTCCCGGAGTTCTTTTTCTTTGACGCCATACCCGAGCCGGACTACCGGGGCGAGATCACGGACCTCTCTTCCCGTACGGTATCCTCCTCCGCCATCGAGCTGTGGTGGAACAACACCGGCGTGGAGGATACCGGCTATGAGATATTCGTGTCCGGTCTCCCGGAGACGGGGTATACGTTGCTGAAGACGGTCGGCATAGACGTGGAGAACAAGGCCGTGATATCCGGGCTGCTCCCGGATACCACCTACTATTACAAGGTACGTCCCGTCAAGGGTGAAAAGACCGGGACGATGAGCGAGTACGTGTCCGCCAAGACATACCGGGACATCCAGCCGCCGACGGGCTTGCGGGTGGAAAGCCGTACGGCCACGTCCATCGGGCTGGCATGGGATTACGACGCCGGGCAGGTCGCCGATTTCCTCTCCTACGCCATTTATCGGGCTGACGATACGGGGGCGTACGCACAAGTGGGTACGGTTGACGACCAGTCTGTGCAGACCTACGAGGACATGGGACTGGCGGTCGGGCGTGTCTACCGGTACAAGGTACGCGTGTCGGGCTTGAACGGCATCTCCGACTACACGGGGGAGGTCGAGACAAGGACGCTGCTCCCCGAGGAGGTGACACCCGTGATCCGGAACGCCATCACCGACAAGCTCGGCAGCAAGGTGATACTTACCTTCGACCTCCCGATCGGTATTGTCGGCGGCGGGGCCAAGGCTGGCTTCACGCTCACGGAGGACGGGAACCTCCGGATGGTCCTGTCCGTGACAAGGGACGAGGCCAACCACAACAACCTCGTCCTGTCCATCCCGCAGGACTCACTGGCAGACTATGACAAGAAAACCGACATCCGCGTATCCTACAATGGCCTTGGCGGCATCCTGTCGGATTATGGTGTTACGCTGGAGGGATTCAAGGACGTGAGGGTCGCAAACGTGATCGGCAATTTCACGAACATCAACGCCATCTACCAGATCAACCTGTGCTCTGCCGATACCCCCCAAGTAGCTGATTGGAACAACCTGGTAGGCGAGGGTGACGGGCAGACCGCGCTTGTCGGGATCGTCGATACCTATGGGCGCGTCTCCGGCGTGACGGTCACCCGTGTCCATGACGGCTCATCATTTAAATGGGGGCAGAATTATACCGGGGGTTATTGCGAGATCGAGGATATCCCGGCCTCCGTCTATGGCCCGATGTGGGGCGTATCGCACGGGAACACGAGCTCGGAGGCCGTAAGGGCGAGACTGACGTTCTCCGGCCTCGATAACGAGTACAGGTATACGGTCAAGGCATTCGGCGGTACGAGGTATGGCGGCGACATATCCATCAGGATGTGTATAGGCGACGTGTACACGCCTGTCATACGGGAGCTGGGAAACACGAGGGACATGTTGGCGATAGAGGACGTCTCTCCCGTGAACGGCGGGATAAACGTTGATTTCATCAATCCCACGGAGACCGTCACGGCGAATTACTCGAAGGTCGCGTTCGTGATCGTCGAGGAATACAGGTCCAACGACTCCCCGGAGAACACGGACGTATGGCTGCGTGACGCCACGGTCGTGGAGGAGGAGAACGGCGTGGTCAAGTTCCCGGACGTGACCGTCCACCTGAACTGCGTCGGCGCGGCGACCGCCTTCCGGATCGGCGAGACGCAAGACCTCTCCCCCGTGGACTGGACCGACATCGTGGACGATACGCTGGACGTGCCTTACGTCCTGTCCGGGGGGTTCGGGGAGAAGGCGTTATACGTGCAGGTCAGGAACCTGTACAACGAGAGCAATATCCGTGTCATCAACATAGAGTACAAGGACCCTTACGTGCCCCTCGCCCTCAGGAACGTCTACGTGAACAACGACGAGGCGACCACCTACGGCCGGGACGTGACGGTGATGGCCGACAAGGACGGTGTCCCGACCCATTACCGGATATCGGAGTCATCCGACCTGTCCGTCTCCGGATGGGTGGAATGGCCCGGCCCGAGGGTCTCGGAGGTGCCGTATACGTTGTCTGACGGGGCCGGACTCAAGACCGTGTACATGCAGCTGAGGGATGATATCACCGAGTCCACCGTCAAGGTCGATACGATCCAGCTCAAGGTGTTGACGAAGGCCGTGGGAACGATAACGATCCCATTGCCTGACGGTGTCACCGATGCCGGACAGGTCGATATCTCGATCGCCCCGTTGAAGTACAACAAGCGTTTCGCCTTCGGTTACAGTATCGATGACACGTCCATGCAGGCCTATTCCGTGGTGCAGGCGCTGTTCGCCGGCAAGTGGATAGACGACGCGAACTTCTGCCATCTCGGGGCGGACAGGACGACCGGCCATGCCCCGGAACACCCCCTATATTACACGGACGGTCTCGGCACGAGGAGATATTTCGCCGTCGGCAACTATCTCATAACGTTACGCTCCAAGGAGCAATACGGCCACCACCCGCTGGAGGGGAGCGCCGGGGCGTCCAACCCGTACCTGCGTTTCGACGAGCTCAAGGCCATACAGGACTTCGATGGCGAGTGGATGATCCACAACGTGGACGAGACGGTATGGGACAGGACGGACCCGAGATCCATCGCCCGGGGCATGATCGAGGTGAACGACTACATGGAGGCGAACGGCGTTGGCCGGTCCATCATGTCCAGCACGCCGGACGGTAACGAGAACTACCCGGCGGCGGCCCTTGTCTGCGACGATATCAAGGCCATCTGCCGCGAGCGGGGGGCCGGGACCAACCTTGACGTATTGGTGATCAAGGATATCGAGAAGATGCAGACCCCGAGGTACTTCATGGACGACACGTCCGTGGAGAACCTGAGAGGCATACTGGCGAGGACCACCGGCAACAGCGTGCTCGGCCTTTCCGCGCATTGGGGAAGCCTCGGCAGCCACCGTCCGCGCGGGGCGGTCGGCGTGGATGACGGGAACTGGAACAACGTCAGGGAGGTGCTTGAGTACATATACGCCGCCTACGGGGCCGCCGGTACCGACGAGGTATGGTTCGCCAACGACAGCGAGGTATACCAGTACCTGTATCTCAAGAGATACACGTCGATCTCGAAGAGGATCGAGGGTAATGACCTTGTCGTCACGGTGGAGATGCCGAGACTCGATAATTTCAAGTGGTTCGAGACCACGTTGTTGCTGGATATCGAGGCCGGGGCCGCCTCCTCGGACGATGGCGTGTACGGTTTTACATACGGAATGAATAACGGAAAGTTTATGATAAACGTGAACATGATGGACGGCCTCGTCGAGAGGGCCGAGAGATACACCGCCAGGTTCGAGGCCTCGGAGAGCGGGGAGGACATGGATGACGCCCTTTATTTCGTGCAACGGCTCAAGTCGTCCTTGCGGGTGCCGTACATGGCGAGGATCAACGCGTTGATCGCCCCGCCGGTTCTCGTGTCTTTCGCTATCGAGGCCACGGAGACGAGCGATCCGGCCATATCCTGCGCTTACTCGGCGACCGGGAAGGTCACGCGCTACATGATTAGCGAGTCCCCGGATTTCACGGGGGCCGGGTGGCTTGATATCGTCGATAGTCCCATACCGTACCGGTTGTCGAACGTGGAGGGGGATCATACCGTCTATCTCAAGGTGGGGAACGCTTTCGGGGAATCCTCCGTGATGGGCGACTCGATCGCCTACAATCCCCCGGCGTTCGGGCTGGCGGGGATCGTGATCGATGGCGGTGCCGCCAGCACCTCCGACCATACGTTATCCATAGCGTTCAACGTCCTCGGAGTCGACGTGCCGACCATGATGATGCTATCTGAGTCGGCGGATTTCGCGGGTGCGGAATGGCAGGCTTACCGGAACCCGGCCACGTTTACGGTATCCGGTACCGGCAGCAAGACGATATACGCCAAGGTCAGGACGGATACGGGAGAGAGCGGCGTGTCCAGCGCCTCCATCGGGGTGACGGGACTGTCCGCAGTATTGTCCTTCGGGTGGATTTATAGCTCAGGGCTATCCGTGAACTCGTCCTCTTATGACAGCGTGTCGGGAATCACCAAGGTCCGGCTTGATTCCCAGACCTTGGCCGAGATCAACATCTACAATAGGGACGGCAGTACGCTAGGTACTTTCAACGCGTCCGGATTTACCGCAGGGAACTCCTCGTACCAAGGAAACGTCACGGGGGATGATTCCGGCGTGTATCCGGATGACGTGTTGAGAAACATATTGTATAAGCCGAACTCGGTCGAGGCGGGCATCATGGACCTCACCATCCCCGATGGCCGGTATAAGTTCAAGATACTGATCAACACGGTGAGGACGTATGACTTGAGCGAGGCGTCTTACGTGCTTGAGAGCGGCGGTGCCAGCCAGTCATTCCCGTTGAAGACCAGTTACGTGAACAACTTCCATGACCTCTCCGAGCTGGTGGTGGACGTATCTGGCGGGGTCACGCTCACCGTCAAGCCGGGAATGGCGAAGAATGTATTGGTCTTATTGAACGCTATCGAGATTGAGAGACTTTAAGGCAAACATATTAATTTAGACAGTAGCAGACTTGACAACCAAGTCTGCTACTATCTAAAACCCAGAATCAAAATCCATCAACAAAGGATTCGCCTCCTTCAAATCATGTGGCGTATATATATCCGTTATTGATATCGAGGAATGCCTAGCTTGATCACGTACAGACAGGGCATCCACATTTTGGCGAAGCATCATTGTAACTCCGGAATCTTTTAGGGAATAGAACTTATAATCCTTCGGAAACTTTAAATCTCTCATAACATAGGATAACCAATAATCCCTAAACTGTTTCTCGGTTCTTCCACTCTCTCCTGGTTTGAAAGAATCTGAGAAAAGATAATAATTCATCGGATATTGGTAGATTTTCAAATCTATCATCAATTGAATAACCTTTTTATTCAATGTAACCACCGCATCTTTTCGGTTCTTCGATATATCACCACTAACTAAAATCGTTTGATTCTTAAACGATATATCCCTTATTTTCAGCATTGACATCTCTTTAGGGCGAATAAGGCAATAATATTCAATGTAACAGGCTAGCAAGAAATGTTTATTATTCCCCATCAAGTAGTTCCGTAAGCGCTCAAGATCTTTTATAGACAAGACTGTCCTGTTTTTTTGATAATGCCGCTTTCCTAAAACTTGCAAACCCTCGGCCATATTCGTTTTGTGATATCCAGAGCGTACTAGGAATTTACAAAATACACTCAAAACCCTTATGTAGTTATCATGAGTTTTGGCCGTATTGCCGCGATCAATGTATATATGATCCAAAAACTCTTGCAAAAAGCGCTGATCAATCTGGTAAATATACGTAGCCGACTGTTTCAACGACTCATTGTATTTCTTTAGATTCCTGATCTTTGATTGATATTCCACATAAGTAGCTTCTCGGATAATGTCATCATCCAAATATTTTTTCTGTATCCGAAAGAAATGTTCTATGGCATCATCAATAAATACATAAGATAATGCTGATTCCCGCTCAATCCATGGGTTCCAACCTCTTCGAAGTTGTTCCGAAAGACGATTGATCAAATCTTTTGCATAGATCCTCCTCTCTCCTATTTTCGAAATATGATTAAGCTTGATTTTTTTTCGGCGCATCTTTCCCTTTGCTGGATCGAAGGCCATAAATCCGATATACCATTCCACACCGACATATAATTGAGGCGGAGTATAAGCTACGATGCTCAAAACACTCGAACTTTGTTTCCTTTTAGGCAT